CAACAAAACACTTACTAGTCCTGTAGTCTCTGATCTGACAATCACTGATGGTGGCGCTAATCAACAATATTCTTTTGTTGCAGCTGACATAACTGCGAACAGAAACATAAACTTTCCACTACTAACAGATAGTGATGAGTTTACTTTCAATAATCACACACAGACATTGACTAATAAGACTTTAACCACACCAAATGTTTCTGTGCCAAAAATTTCTGGTTCTATCAACGATTCATCTAATAACGAATTAATCGATTTCTCAGCAACATCTAGTGCGGTTAATCACATACAAGTCGTTAATAATTCTACTGGTTTGAATCCTAGAATTGCTGCGGATGGCGGTGACACTAATATTAATCTAGAGTTATACGGTAAAGGTACTGGTGCAGTTGCGGTAGAATCCAAACTAACATTAAAAACAGAAGGTATAACCACTAGTGGCGTTACTGTTAGTCTTAATGCACCAATATCATATTTTAATAAGTCTTCAGGTACTAACACTGCCACTTTACCGAACGGTGTAGAAGACGGTGAAGTCAAATATTTAATAAACATAAACCAAACTGGTAGTTATACGATTACCATTACTGGTAACCCAACAGGTGTACAGACAGTAGTATTACCACCCAATAAGTCGGTTCATCTGGTTTGGGCAACTGTGGGTGGAACACAAAATTGGTACGTAATTTCAAATAACGGCGCAACGATTTCATAGGAAAAATAAATGAGTGCTATAGTAACAGACAAAATCAAAAAACAATTTCTTGAAGACATGTTCAAGGATTTCGATTCGGCTGGTGTAAGGTATTATGCTGGTATTGCTCGTTCAGAACAATGGGACGAACAAGACAATGTTGTGACTCCGCAACCACGTAAGAGGGATGAACGTGATGCACGAATGAACATGCAATCTGTTAAGAATATCACGGATAGATCATTTGTTGTTCCTCGTAGTAACTGGTCTTCTGGTACACAGTACTCGCCTTATGACGATAATCACATTGGTTATCCTTTACAACCTTATTATGTAATGAACAGTAACCAAGAAATCTACGTTTGTTTACAACAAGGTAGAGATGCAAACGGATCACCAGTAAATTCTACCATCCAACCTACTGGTAATACCACAGGCACTCCATTCACTACTGCGGACGGATATGTTTGGAAATTCCTATACTCTATCGGTGCGTTACTTGCATCTAAATTTTTGTCCTCTTCATACATACCTGTACAATTAGTTGATTCTGACGAAGCTGCATCTGTTGATGCGACTGCGGAACAAGTAGAACAACGTGCGGTACAATTAGCGGCAAGGGCCGGTGAAATAGTAGGTGCTGAAGTGGTTGCCGGCGGAAACAATTATACAGGTACACCGACCGTACAAGTTAATGGTGATGGTACAGGTGCTGAGGTAGTCGCTATAGTTAGTGGTAACGCTGTAGTCAACTTGAGAGTTAAACAAGATTCGGACGGAAACCTTCAGGGAACTAACCCAAATGGTTGGTCAACTGGTTCATTCCGTGGTTCGGGTTACAAACGTGCTAGTGTAAGTCTTACTGGTGGTGGTGGTACAGGTGCATCTGGACGAATTATTTTAGGCCCAGAAAATGGTCTGGGTGCAGATCCAAGAGATGATCTAAAATCTGGTGCATGTATGTTTAACGCCAAGATTGATGGTGCTGAAGGTGGAGACTTCTTACTAGGTGACAACACTTTCCGTCAAGTTTTACTTTTGCGTAATCCATTGGTTAGAGATTCTGCCAATAGATCAGAACTGGATTTCTTTACGGATGCTACGGGAAGTACTTTGGACAGAGCCATTATAACTTCGATAAATGGTTCGTTTGTGGAAGACCAGACCCTCACTGCTCAAAACGGAAATACTCCATTCTCAAAAGCATACATTGATACAGTTGACTCAGTTTCTGCTGATGGTTCACAAGCAAGATTGTTAGTACACCAAAACGAAGGAACTGGATTCACACCCTTTATCGGTCAAGGTGTTACTTTAGATGTGGCAGATGGTAATGGTACTAACACAGGAAAGATCTTGCCCAATAATTATATTCGAGGTGAGGTAGATCCTCTCTCTGGAGAACTCCTATATATTGATAACAGAGCGGCAGTTGATCGTTCAGCAGAACAAACAGAAGATTTAAAAATCGTAATACAACTCTAAGGTAATATAGAAAATGCCAACGACTTATACAGAAAATACTTTTGCAACCACCTATAAAGATGATTACGATGTCACTAAGAATTATCATAAGATTCTATTTAATAGTGGTAAAGCGTTACAAGCAAGAGAGTTAACCCAGTTACAGACAGCGATACAGCAACAAATTTCTCAACTTGCTGGAAACTTATTTACTGAGGGTGCATCTATATCCCCAGGCTCGTTCCGAGTAGATAACGAATTAGAATTTATAAAAATAAGTTCTGCAACACCATTTCCATCAGACCCAAGTGTATTAGAAGGAGTAAAGTTTGATATAGGTTCGACTGGAAGTGGTAAAGAGTTTGTAGTTGTTAATGCGATTGCTGCCGAAAATGGTGATCCAGATACACTAATAGTTGAGTACACCAAAGATCAGGTAGGTGGTGAGACTGGTACTAGGGCTCAAGCTGGACAATCTTTGATTCATACAGGACAAGGGTCTTCATACACATTCGCTGTTCAGTCTGAAGACACTTCTGCAAATCCAGCTACTGGTCTAGGTTCCGCAATATCTGTTGATGAGGGACACTTCTTTATACAAGGTCATATCGTATACTGTCCTCCACAAAAACTTATATTCCGTAAGTATGAAACTAATCAATCGAGTCGTTTTGGTTTTAAAGTCACCCAAGACATAATAAATGTCGATGATGACATATCATTATATGACAATCAGGGAGAGACTCCAAATTTAACTTCGCCTGGCGCTGATCGTTATCGCATACGATTAGAACTTGCTGATGCAAGAGTAGTTTTAAATGAAGACGATTTCATTCCTATTATTGAAGTTGTGGGCGGTCAGATTGTTTCTAAAACAACAACAAGTTCTGGTTTCAAATCTATTAGAGATGAAATGGCGATCAGAACATACGAAGAATCTGGTGATTACGTTAAACGTTATTTCCGTGCTTCATTCGAACCTAATGACGACACAACATTCAAGTTAAAAGTAACGCCTGGCACCGCATACATCAGGGGTTATCGCATTAATAAGGATGCCTCTACGACTATTATTTCCGATAGACCGACACAGACCATCACAAGAAATAATGACACCGTAACTGTTGATTTCGGAAACTATCTATTGTATACTGATGGTAAGGGTGCTATGCCTGACTTCACGGTGTGTCAAGAAGTAGACGTTCGTGATGGAGCTAATGGTGGGGGTAGCAAGATTGGTACATGTCGTGTTCGTGCTATAAACTCTAGTGGTAATATCCCTGATACTAAAAAACTACATATTTTTGATCTACTGTTAACGGACGAAACTAAGAGTGTTCGTGACATTCAGTCTATTGTAACTAACAGTGGTTCCCCAACAGCGAATTACTTAAACATATATCGAACTAATAACATCACTAAACTTTATCAAAGTGAAAAGAAAGGGGTTATGTTCGATAGTCCTTTACCTAGACCTAAATCATTTACTGATCATGTATACACTGTAGCTAAAAAGAAAACCTTTACTGCTAACGGTACTGATCACTCATTTAGTAGAAGTTCTTCTGATACCAGTCTAGCAAACGGTAGTGCGTGGCTTGTTTCCTCTGCGGATTCTGATGAAGTTTCTGATGCAACAGTTAGTTTCAGCGGAAATGACGCTACTATTGATGGTTTAGTAAATGGTACATCTTATGACCTATTATATTTTGAACAACTCGCTAACCCAACTAGAAAAAACAAAACACTGAAAACACATACCGCCACTTATACTATAGATTCTGACGGTAACGGTCAAGAGAAAATCGATCTAGGAAAAATCGACCTTTACAGAATTAATGCATGTAGAGAAGATAGCGCAAACGGTAGAAACGTACTAGGTAACTTCGGTGTTGACAACGGTCAAAGGGATACACATTACGATGAATCTAGATTACTTTATAGGGGCGGTGGATTAAGAGATAGTTCTTCGGTTGTTCCAATTTATGTTTCTTTTGACTTTTTTGAACACACAGCAGGCGACTTCTTTGACATACAATCTTATAGTCTTCCTTATGTAGATATACCAGTACATAGAACTGCAAACAACAGACTGGTAAATCTACGTGATGTAGTTGACTTACGACCAGCTATCAACCCTTCTACTAATTCGTTTGATGCAGATGATGTATTAGGTCTACCGCAATCAAACTCGGTTATAACCTGTGACGGTGAGTACTTCATGCCTCGTCTAGACAAACTAGTATTGTCAAAAGGTGGTGAGTTACGTTTGATTCAAGGTGTACCTTCAATGCAACCCAAGTATCCATCGACTCCTGTAGACTGTATTGATCTCTACAAGATTCATATGAATGCGAACACAATGCATGTTAAAGATCTTGAAACTACTATTATTCCAAGACGTGGTTACACGATGGAAGATATCAACAAGATCGAAAAACGAATCGATAAACTAGAAGAAGCTACAACGCTTTCTTTGTTAGAGTCTAATGCAGCTAACGAAAGAATATTTGATGATACTGGTGAAGAAAGAATACACACTGGTTTCTTTGTGGATAATTTTAAGAACCAAAAATTCACAGATGTTAAAAGTATTGAACACAGAGCGTCAATGGATCCATCTAAAGGATTGATTCGACCAGCGTACAAATGTAAGTCAATTTTCTTAAACTATGACAGTGATAATTCTACAAACGCTATCAAGAAAGGGGATAACATTTACCTTGATCATACTGAGACTCCTTATCTGTCTCAGACTATGGCATCTAAGACCATCAATGTTAACCCATTCCATGTTGAAAAAACTCATGGTGACTTAGTATTATCGCCATCTAAAGATACTTGGAAGAATTTAGATCACCAAGCACCTCTTATCATCGATGCTGGTACAGAGTTTAGTACTGATCAGGCATTACTATGGAATGACTGGGAAAACAGTTGGGGTGGTATAGCGCCTAATGACTTACAAGTAGGTATGGTATCAGACCCTCTGGTACAACAAACATCTAAGACTACATTGGAAGGTGAGGATACCTCATTTGTCGGACAGAAAGTGACTACAGAACCAGGCGACTGGGTAGTTACAGGTTCTACATCTAGTTCTCAGGTACTCCACACTGGGTCACAGATTCTTGGTCAAGAGAAAAATGAAGTAGTGGGTAACTCAAGAGTTGTCACTAAATCTAAAACTGTGCCTTATGTAGCTAAACGATACCAAAAACCTTGGTCGTTTCTGCACACTGGTCATAAGAACTGGTCGCCTAAAGTAGGTGATGAGTGGGTATTCACTGTTCCTACTGGTCATACAAGAAAGAATGGTAGATTCAGTTTTAATTCATGTGGTAGAAGTCGTCACCACGAACACTTCGATCTCTTCTATTGGAGAGCTTCTAGCGGTACACCATCAGCTGGAAACCCTTACACAGTTTCTGGTTGGGTTCGAAACCGAGAACCACAGACAATTTACCTAAATGATGGTGACTCGT